CAGGCGATCAATACGTTGAACATCGCGCCGCCGGAAGTGACGGTGAAGGTGCGATTTATTCAGATCGATGATGACGAGATGCTACTAAAGGCCGGGTCCGAGTGGTACGCCAAGATTTTCACCGGGAGAAGCGGCTCTTCGATCGCAGCAATCCTCACGGAACCGCAATTCAAAGTTTTTCTCAAGAGCCTGGAGAAAAGACAGGGCGAGGAACTGTTGCACGAGGCCGAAATAACGACCTTGAGCGGGCGGCAGGCGCAGGTTCAATTTGATGCGCAGAACAGCAACTCCGCCGCCTCCACAGTCTCAGGCACCAATACAGACACTTTGGATTTTGTGCCTTACGTGTGCGCGGATGGCTATACGATTCAGTTGACTTTGACCCCCACTGAGACTCGAACGCTCTCGCCCTTGGCTTCGGGGAATGTCACCCCGACGATTCAGAGTGGCAACGGTGGCATTCCGTTAACCGGCCAGCTGCCGCTTCCGCGCAGCCGCGTGCGGGAGGTGGTCTCGAGTTGCATCCTGTGGGATGGCCAGACGGCAGTGATGCCGTTCAAGCCCTACACACCACATCAGAAGAATGTTTTTATCTTTGTCACACCAGTCATTATTGACCCGGCCGGAAATCGGAAACACTCCGATCAGGAGTTGCTGTTTGCGGAGAAAGGCGTCCCTGTGCAGCCGCAGAAGTGAGCTTGAAAAGCTTCGATCGCAAAGGCCTGGCGATCGACAACCGCAGCAGCAAAACTCGAATCTCCAGCCTTGGACAGCCTTTGTCCAACCCTCCGCATATAATGGGCGCATGGAGTCGAGTACAAGAACCGCGCTTAAGCACGCCGAAGGTTGCGCACCCCCACCCACCCCCGCGCCGTACCGACTAAATTCGACTAAATTCGACTAAAAAAATAAAAAATTCCTTCGGTCAAACATCCTGCAGTTTCCCGGTTTGATAGGTCTCGTAGGCGCTCAGATCCAACAAACCATGTCCAGAAAGATTGAACAGAATGACGCGCTTCTTGCCGCTCTCGCGACATTTCAAGGCCTCGGCAACGACCGCGGCGATGGCGTGCGAAGATTCGGGCGCGGGCACAACGCCCTCGTTCTGCGCGAACAAAGTCGCGGCTTCGAAAATCTTCGTTTGATGATACGCTTCCGCTTCAATCAATCCGAGTTTCAGCGCGTGGCTGACCATCGGCGACATGCCATGGTATCGCAATCCGCCCGCGTGAATGGCTGGCGGCATGAATTTATGGCCGAGCGTGTGCATCATGAGCAACGGCGTGGTCTCGGCCGTGTCGCCGAAGTCGTAGCGCAGTTCGCCCTGCGTGAGTGTGGGACAGGCGGAGGGTTCGACGGCGACGATGCGATATTTTTTCTTTCCGGCAATTTTCCGATGAATGAACGGGAACGCAAGCCCGGCAAAATTGCTGCCGCCGCCACAGCACGCGACAATGGTGTCCGGCTCTTCACCGGCGAGTTCCATCTGGCGAATGCTTTCCTGGCCGATCACGGTCTGGTGCAGACAAACATGATTGAGCACGCTGCCGAGCGCGTATTTGGTATTCGGATGTTTGACGGTGTCTTCAATGGCTTCGCTGATGGCGATGCCGAGGCTGCCGGGACAATGCGGGTCTTCGGCCAGAAGTTTGCGGCCGTATTCGGTTTGGTCGCTCGGGCTCGGGTGCACGGTGGCGCCCCATGTGTGCATGAGCATCCGGCGATAGGGCTTGTGCTGGTAGCTGACCTTGACCATGTAGACGTTGCATTCGATGCCGAACAATTTGCACGCCATGGCCAATGACGCGCCCCACTGCCCTGCCCCGGTTTCGGTGGCGAGCCGCGTGGTCCCGGCGATTTTGTTGTAATACGCCTGCGGAACAGACGTGTTCACCTTGTGACTGCCAGCGGGGCTGACACCTTCGTATTTGTAATAGATGTGCGCGGGAGTCTGCAGCGCCTTTTCCAATCGCACCGCGCGCAACAACGGCGTGGGCCGCCAGAGCGCATAGATGTCGCGAACTTCATCCGGAATGTCGATCCAGCGATCGGAACTGAGTTCCTGTTCGATCAGGTTCCGCGGGAAGATGGCTTCCAGGTCGTCGGGCGACATCGGCTGTTTCGTTCCGGGATGCAGCGGCGGCGGCAGCGGTTCGGGGAAATCGTGGAGGAGATTGTACCAAGCGCTGGGAATGTCGGTTTGGGTGAGATCAAAGCGTGTTTGCATCGCAAGTGGCTGTTCTTTGCTCTATTGAGCAGGATTTAAAGCTGCACGAATTTTTTCGCGAGTCACGTGGGATTTCTAACCCAATCTTGCCTTTTGCTGCGCCAACATTGGGGAAGAACCCATTGCCGGCTCAGCGCGGCGATTTGAAATGCGAAACGGTTGCGCAGTTCACGGAGCGCGGCTCTGTGAGCCGCAGCAACTTCACCTTTCCAGAAGCTCTCGAATTCCTCCAGACTTTCTGCACGTCTCGGGTTGCTGCGGGCCGCAGGCCCGCGCTCCGACGCGTTGACCAAAGATTGGAGCACGGTTCTCGGTTCGCGTATTTGGCCTTTTTTGCGGTTAAATTTCTCTTGCACACATTTAAGATTCCTCAAAATTCCTTCTCGTAATCAAAATCCCTCGATGGCCATTGATGTTTTCGCACTTTTCAGCGGCTAAATTCAAAGTTTCGCACGGCGTTTTTTGCCCATTTTCAGCCCAAAAACAGGAATTTTTTATTCAGAAATGCCTGCGCCCAAACCTGTTGGAGAGAAAACATTACCGTAAGTTTCTATTCCAAAAGCCCCGATGATTTACTGGGGATAAAAGGCAGAAAATGATGGCAAACAGAAATAGGAGAAATTGCGAATCGAGGATGCCTGGGAGCGCTGTAGCCGCGCGAAAAGTTTGAAAAGGGTTGTAGAAATGGTTGAAAAGGGTGTCTGTGTATCGCGCGCGAATGGCTGAAAAGGGTATCAATCAGACCATTAGGAGCTGGCTAATAGGCCAACGGTTCGCAGCGCGGCGCAGCAGAGGGAATCAGCCAGGCTCGGGCCATAGCCGACACCATCCTTCAGGCTTCCTATCTTGGCGTGTTCGCAGGAGATCACACAGTAGTGATGGCCGGCGCTTCTATCCTCCTCTTCCAGCGCTGGCATCCATTCGACTGTGCAGCCCCAGGATGTCAGCAGACGGACAACTTCCCAGGCTGCTGCCAAACCTTCTGCGGCGTGTGGGATTTGCCAGAGTTCGTCTATCCACCGGGATCGTTCTTGCGGGCTCATAGCCTCCCATTTTTGGATCGTTAGCATAATGGCTGCAGTGGTTCGGCAGCAGGGCTGCAGGAGGGCTTCAGAAGTTCCATTTCACCACGTCGGAATCGGTCTTGCCGGTCTGCGTGCAATAGGCGTAGAGGGTTTGGCCGCTCGATCCTTTCTTGATCGGAGGCGGTGATCCCCAGCGATAAAGCCCGCCAATGGCGCCGCCGGAAACCGTGGCGGCGATCCAGCTTGCAGGGTTGAAGTCCACGTTGCGGTTCTGGATCTGGTAATAGACATGGAAGTTGGCCGCAACGCCGGGCAGCAGGCCGAAAAGCAGATCATTCCGGTATCCACCTGAATCGTGGTAGGAATAAATGATTGGCGCGGCCGCCGTGGCGCTGTTCACGTGCATCAACACAGGAGATCCACTGTAAGTGAGCTGGCTGGTGATTTGGTTGCCGCTGTCATCGAGCGCGCGGATCTCGATGGACCAATTTCCCGTGGGCAGTTGAAACTGCACGGTTTTGTTATATGGGCTCGCCGGCGTCATGTTCGTGGACCAGAGGGTGATTTCCTGCTGGCCCTGGACGGCAACTAATGCGCCATGCGCCAGGTTCCCCTCTCGGCTGTCGAGTTCGAACGAGAAATTAAAGACGTCTGTGGATGCAAAAGTCACCGTGAAGTCGGTGATGTCGGCGAACCCGCTGCCTGAATCCCTGAGCAATTGTCCCCACGTGACTGTGGGTGCGTAAATGTTGTTGAAGGTGTAATCGAACGCGGTTGTGAGGCCGTTTGGATTGCCTGCAGCGTCGAATAGATCGGTGATGTCGGCTTGCACCCACGCGCTCGCCGGCGCCAGGCGCAGATGGATCGTGCTGCTGTTGGCATGGTAGAAAGGGAAATTCTCGTGCGTGAGCGGCGCGAGGTCAGACTTGCGAATCATCATGATCACGTCGTTCGGATTAGTTCCCCAGACATAGCTGCCATCTCCGCCGAATGTGCTGTTGAACTGCGATCGCAGCACTTGGACGAAAAAGACCGGGCCGATTAGATCCGAGCCCGCGGCGGTCACTGAGCGCACGCTCATGATTTCGAATAGCGCTGGATTGGCGACCTGGAATGCGAAGAGGAGGATCTGCCCATCGTCAATCTCGTCCTGGGTGGGTACGGTCGTGATGGTATCGATGTCGGCCTGCGGCGCGCTGGTGTTGTACCTGACGACGAGGTTTTGCCAGAGCTTCACATTGACGTAATAGCCGGTAGGAATTGCGCCTCCAGTGATGATTGTCAGCTCTCCGGTGCTTTGATCGAGCGTGTAATCCACGCCTTCAGTCGCTGTTGAATGCGGAATGCCGCTGATGTTGACTGAGTAAAATACCTGGTTCTTCCAGAAATCGGTTTTGCCCAAATTGTAGGTATTGCCTTGTGTGACAGCGCCGACGTTGACAAGGGTCACACTATCGCCTCCGGAATAAACGCCCTCGTTGTTCGCGTGGATGCTTAACACGCCTGGCACGGCAAAACCGCGGCTGCTGCCGAGCTGCTGGAAGGAGGCTCCATCATCGCCGCGGAACCAGATCTCCAGCGAGGCAGTGGATTCGTTTTCTCTGCCGGCGAGAACGGCGATCGTGTTCGGCTGCCCGGCCAGCGCTGAAGGCAATTGCACGGCCGCGTAATTGGCAATGGTTGCCGGCGGCGGTCCCGATGGCGGCGCCGTCTTCGTGGGAGTTGGCGCGTAGGGTTGCGGCGCCACTCCGCGTTCGAGTTCACACTGCAGCATTACGCGGCCGATGCCGGCGGCGGCGATCGTCTTTTTGGTGCAGCGCATCGGCTGCGAAAACCCCAGTTGATCATCGGTGAGCAGGAAGATATCGCCTTGATTGATCGATGCCGCCTTTTCGGCGCGAACAGTCAGCGAGCTGCAGGCAAAGGTTTGATCGCCGGCGATCTTCGCAAATTCAGTTGCCCACGCCAGCGCCTGGCTGAGTCGCACGATGTGCGGCCGCTCGATCTTTTGAACCGTCAGGCGCTGCGTGATGGTGCGATTGAAAAGATTTGGCGCGAGCGCCGGCCGATTCGTGAACCCGGCCTCGATGTCGCGAAAGCTCACAGCCACGGCGTTCAGCGTGCCGCTCCAGCCGTCCGAAGTGGTTTCCAGCTCTTCACCCTCGATGATGTCATTGCGATCGATGGTGGTGGCGGCCGTGAACGCCGGCGCGGCTTCGTGATGGGGCCAATGGCCGGCCGTCAGCGTGGCGATCGACGACCAGAAAATGAATGCGTCCGGATAACCCATAATGTCCGCCACGATCTCGCGAACCTTTTTCAGCGAGGTGTAGAGGGGCGAAATATAGTGCAGCTCCGGATGCGCTGCGCAGCGATCGGCTTCGGCCTGCCAGGTTGTGGCGTCGAACCAGGCATTCGGCAATCCCAGGCCCCAGACTGGATTCGTGAGCAGCTCCGCGAGCACGCACCAGGGGTTCACCTGCCAATCGTCATCAAAGGCAGTCGCGTCCACACCGACAACGCCGGTGTTATCGATGATAAGTGTCTGGACCGGTTTGCGGCCGCCGATCAGCGTCACGTTCGGCGGCGTGGTCGTGGATGAGCCGAGCAGGAAATTCTTCAGCATCACGACCGCCCGATGCCGATAGGGCGGATGGCCGAGCGCATTGAGGATTTGCTCGTCCACGGTATCGAGCGTCTGAGTACCGGTACCGAGATAAAGGAAAACATCGCCGTGATTCTCCACGGTGAACTTGTAAGGATTAGGGCCGCCTGTGAGATCCTGTTTCCAAAGCGTCCAGACCGGATCCAGTCCGGGCTCTTTGTTTGTGTCGGCGCTGTTGATCCAAAGCTGGCCATTGTGCGCGACGATCGAATTGGATGCCCAAAAATGGGTGGCGCCGGACCATGCCGGCGGCGTGCAATCGTAAATCCAATCGCCGGTGGCCACGTCCTGCTGCACGCCGAGCCGCGGCTGCGTATTGCCGGCAGCGATCGGCGCAGGCGCAGTCGCCGGCGGATTGGTGGCAGTGTTCACCGCGGCCTTCCAGACGTTGCCGAGATAAAGCTTCTTGTCGCCGGCGAGCGTGGTACCTGCAGCCCAGGGAATCGCGTATAGAGCCCACGGCGCCGTTGGCGGATCCACGTCGGTGGCGGCCGGCGTTTTGTAAACGTTGCCATCGATATAAATGACCTTCTTGTTCTTCTGATGGATCTGGCTGTCCCAGGATTTGGCTTTGGGCCAGACCACATCATTGTCGATCATGAAGCCGGCGATGAAATCGAGCGGGCCGCAGCAGGCAATGCCGGCGACGTGGCCGTAGTAATCGTTGGATTGTGAACCGCCTTTGCCGCTGCTCATTACTTGCCTTTCCCAGTTGTGTTCGAGGGTTTGGTAAACGCGATCACGGGATTCATAACCCAGCTCACGTTGAGTTGCGCGATGCCGGCGAAGTACGGTGAGGGAACATCCGTCTCGCTGGTCGTGACCTGGATTTCATCGAGGCCGATCGGTTTGCGCTTTTGTCCGTTGTTGCCTTTGCCAGTCATGGGAGTTTCTGGATTTTCAACGTGTTGATGAGCTGCGGCGGCGCCGGGATGTAGACAACATTGGTCGTGAGGCTGGATTCCCCCCAGAAGTTCGAAGCCGTGGCTGCGAAATAATATTGCGCCGGCTGCAGGTTCAAAAGGACGGTGAAATTTGTGCCGCTGGCGTCGTTCGTATCGAGCGCCGCGGTGGAGAGGATGTTTGTCAGCAGCGGCCATTGGGCGGCCGGCAACTGCAGGTTCGTCGTGGCGTAAATATTGAAGACCAGATTCGTGCTGACTGGGTCGCTGTTCGTGGCGTGCGCCCAGTTCAGCCGTATGTTGCCGTTGATGGTGGAAACGAGCGAGGCTGTGGTTGTGGCGCAACCACAAAATAGAATAAGGATCCAGGTCTTCATTTTAGCGTTCTCATTCTGATCCGGCTCCCGAATCCTACGTATTGCACTGCGATCGCATGACCCGCCTGCTGTGCGCTCGTATGAATATTTCCATCCCAGGGGACTACCAATGAATCCTGCTCGCGGTCCTGCATCAGGCCGCCGTAATAATCGGCGCCAAGGACGTTCGTTGACCATCGAGCGCTCGCGTAGGATTGGTAGACCGAGTTCGCGAAGTTCGAAAGCGGGTCGTAAACATCCGAAGCATTGGTGGGGTTGACATCTCTCTGCGTCCTTTGCAGCGCCAGCGTCCTCACTGCATTCATGAATAGCTCATTCGCGTTGTCGTAATTGGTCCAAATATTTATTCCCGCCTTCAGTTCCAAGTCGGAGCACTGGATCCAATTTGTGCCGTGCATTGTGATGATGTATTTGCCCGATGGGCAATTGGTGACCCTCAGTATTTCTTGGCAATAATTCTGGATGGCCGGATAAAGGGCGAATGCGGCGCGAACGTCGTTGGTCTGGGTGATTCCGCCGATGCTATTCGTCATCGGGACATCGAAAGCGGGACCCTGCCGTACCGGCGTCAGCGTGAACGAGAGGTTATTTCCCGAATGTGACACTGATGAAACCGAACAGAAGTCCTGGCGCGAAGGCGTGAGAGAGTTCCAATCCATCACGGCCGTGAAGACGTTCGTGGGAAAGTTCAACTGACGAAGCAGGATCATCTGCCAGATAAACTGGTACGGCCTGTCTGGATGACCACCGGGGAAATAGTGATTGATCCCCAGCGTGTTCTGAGTCGCGACGATGTTTGTCAATGTTGAGTCCCAGCTATCGAGATATTCATAACCAGCCACCACTGCGGCGTTGGAGCCGCCCAAGCTGCGCAGTTCGAGAGTGAAATCCAAGTTGGCTTGAGGGAAGTCACCGATCACCGTACGCCAGATCTTATTTGTTGGGTATGGCCAACTCGATAAAGCGAAAGCGTTGGCTTGATTCGTCAGCCACGACGGCGCCAGGATCTCCTTGCTGACATAATCAAATACCTGGTTGGACGGAAACGATCCGTTGCTGCTGACGCGGATCAGGTCCCACACGTTCGTTGTGCCCTTAGAATACCAATAGTTCGGAACGCCATATTCCGCGATGCGCGTCAACTCCTCCAAGTTGTTGCCCCCAGAGCGAGCGCCGGTCCTTGGACGGACCATTACGCCCGGATTCATCATGATGACCGCATTGTCTATGCCGACATCGTTCATGTTGGCGAACTGCGCCACCTCGTACGAATCGCCCCACTGCTGAGTGATAAGGTCGCTCGTAAGCGCCCAAGGATCGAAGAGCGAATTGGCTTGAGCGGAAATCACACCCAAGCATGCAAGAAATACAATAAAGCGTTTCATGGCTTGAAAGCACCCGTCGCCATCCCAGCGTTATCATTCGGGCTCCAGGTCCAAGCCGGGTTTTTTGATGCCGTGGAATTTTCCTGATAGATGGCGCAAGCCGCGGTCACGCCACCGCTTTGAGAAGTGTGTTGTGAAACAATACTGAATCCGGAATCGACGGCCCAAGTATGTCCGGAGGCCCCCAAGTTCACTATGGAAATTATATAACCATTATTCACGGAAGGATTGATCGCGCCGGCAGTCAGGCCGGACGCGGTACAATTGATACAGGCGTCATTGTTTTTCCCGTCCGTCGGCGGCGACGATGAAGCGCCGCTAAATCCGAACGCCCAAACCAAACCTTGCTGTCCGACGACATTGTCGCCGCTCGCAGTGAAGTTGATTTTGAAAGACGAAGTCAGGCCGGAAGGGTGGTAACAGTACCAAATCGAACACGGGAATCCGGAAAGGTTCGTATTCGCATAAAGTGTATATGTGTTCGCGGCGTCATCGCTAACAACGCGGCTTGCATCGAAGCGTGAAGTCGCCGTAGCGACTACAATCAGATTGCACGTCGAATAGTTCGCCGCCGCCGTCGTCGTCGTTACCGCGCTTCCGTCGCCTTGGCCTTCCGACTGGGCGACAAGCGTCAAGCCTCCCCCGCCACCACCTCCACCGCCGCCGCCGGCTGAAGTATTTGTCATCGCGGTCTGCGGTCCGATGTTTGTTCCTAACAAACTCGCGTAGACGTTGGTGCGAGTCCAATCGAGGCTTAGCTTGATAAAGTTCTCTGCCCCAACGTTGGTATTTATCACGAAAGGATTGCCGCTCTGATTCGTCTTGAGCAGGCCGCCAACCACATCAAAGCCAAGCAGGCTGAAGCCGCGGTTCGTTTCTTGATGAATCCAAAGTGGAATCTCGAAAGGCAGATTCGTCATCGCGTAGGTATTGCTCACTCGCAAGTAAGAATTCGTGACCAGGCCGATGGAATAACTCGATGCAATCGACGGATCTATAATGAAGACGTTCGTCTGACTTACGACGGCGTTGGTGAATAGATGCGCGGTTGCCGCTCCGCCGGTCACCGTCACGTCGAGAGAAGCCGTACCCGGCCCGGTCGGATTCACCTTGAGTCCTGTGCCTGGCACGACCTGGACAACGTTCGACGCCACGCCGATCGCAATCAGATTGCTAGTACCTCCTCCAGTGCCGGCCGAGACCGGCCCCACATCCAGCGTGTAGTCTAAAATCCGCTGCACCGCATTGCTCTGAGTGATGGCCGCGTTCGTATCGGTCATCATGGCTTGCTGAAGAATTGCGCCGCCGGCGTTTGTGATCGTGTTCGGAAAGGAGAGATGACGTGTGTCTGTATTGGTCACGACTGTGCTCGCGGTGATGTTGGCGCGTTGAATGCCGTTTGCAGTTCCGTTGTTAAACAGCGCCAGTTCGCCCGAAGTGGAAGCGCCGGTGCCTGTCACGTTTCCACTCCCGCCGGTCACCGCTGAGACCACGCCACCATTATCAACCAGCGTGACGCCATCGATCGTGCGGCCGCTCCAGATATCGAGATTGGCGGAGTGATCTTGCTTGCCTGAAGGCGCGATCGCGGCCCAGCTCGTCAGGTTGGCGCTCGCATCTTGCTTTGCGCTTGTGGAAATCGCCGCCCACAGATCGAGGTTCGATGCGTGGTCCTGTTTGGCGGCCGGCGCCAGGCCGGACCAGTTCTGCAGGTTGGCATTCAGCGCGAGCGTGTAGATGAACTGCAGCGCGTTCGTGGAAAAGATCAGTCCGGATCCGGTCACCTGGGATTGATAAGCATTCGTGGCATTGCCACCGAGCCCGGTCAGTGTGAGAGACTCGCTGGCCAGCCCGGCGTTATTCGTGGTGATGACAATGCCGGATCCGGGCTGCACGTATTTCGAAATCCCCTGGTTCACCATCACGAGCACGTTCGTGAGCAATTGCGAAATGTCGTACGTGTTCGTGTTCGCCGGCACGATGACCCGCACCGTCGTGCTTTGGCCGTAGATCGAAATATTATACCTGCCAGGCGGAGTGAGTGTCACGTTCAAGAACCCATTGGTGAGCTGCGCCTGCGTGGTGACGGCCGGCCAGTTGCGGCCGTTGTACCACATGGGCAGATCCAATCCTGAGACCGTGACGGGCGTGCTGCCGCCGTTCGCATTCGGAAATAGGGGATTGAAGTCGCCAATGATCGTGGCGGCGCCGGCATCTAGCACGAGCGCAAGAAGAAGGACGATTGAAAGGAGTTTTTTCATAGTGGGTTTTCCAACGGCCGCCAGGCAGCAACGATGCGCTGCTGCCAGGGCGGTGAATGCGCCAGGTCAAAGTCGGTTTTCTTGTGCATCAGGACATGGACGAAAACGCCATTGCCCAAATACACGCCCAGGTGATCGCAGCAGTGATAGATCCGCAGGCCAAGCAGATCGCCGGCTTCGAGAGTGCGGAGATCGGAAGTCTGGAGACGGACAAACTCCGGCCGCGCATCGAGGAACGGTTCCATTTCGCTTTTCTTGCTATGCCGGCTGCCGTTCGGATCGCCGACAACGACCGGGAAGGTTTCTCGCAGCGCGCCGCATTCGAGGTACAGCGATCGCGGCAGGTTGTGGCAGCTCACGCCCTGGCCGCGCGCAGACGAGTTCGCCATCCAGGGAGTGCCGCGCCATTTGTCGGCCGAGAACAAAAGATGCGTGATGCGCTCTTCCTTCCGGAAAAATGATTGTGCGCTCATTTCTTCGCCCCTCTCGTGTTGAGATTCGGCTGGCCGCTCGTGGATGGGTTGGCGATCGGCGTGAACGGCTCGCCACCGAAATTCACATAGTTGTTAAACTTGCCGGTGGGATTCGTGCTCGCGTCGTACGCCTTGCAGGTCGTGTACAATCCATCGCAGCCAGGATAAATCGTGACCAATGCGCCGACGGGTGGCAGCGAGTTGAAGTAACGATGCAAGGTCAGATCCAGCGCGCCGGCGACCGGCGCCGTGGATCCAACGATCAGCCGGCGTTGAATATCTCCCGCACCCCATTCGATCCAGCCATTGGCAAAGAAATTCGCGAAGACCCTCGCCGCGCCGATCGATGCCGTGATGTCGGCGCCCACTCCAGTGAGCGTGTTCAGGTGAAGCGTGAAGGGGAACGCATTGCCAACCGGCGCGATCACCAGAGCGGTGGCTTTCCAGTTCGCCTTGAGCAAGGTGCAGCCGGCACTGATCAGGAAGGATCCATCGTTATTCGATCCAGTGAGGAAATTGCACATCGTACCGCGGATCATCCGCGGCAACTGAGTTTCGAAGAGCATCGGCGGCCGGCATTTGAGTGTGAGCTTATTGCCTTTGCGATTAAGCCCGGACACGTCACCGCTGAAGACGACTTGCACATTGCTCAGTGCGGCGCCGTCATAATCGGCATAGCGAATGACCACGATCATTGGCGCTTCGGCCGTCAGCGCCACGTCGTCGTTCAGCGGATTGTTCACGCCGATCGAGGCCGTCAATTCCATCACGTCCTCTTCCAGGTTGAGACTGCGCGGGATTTCGCCCACCTCCCAGTTGCCATCGCTTAACCAGGTTTCACCGAGACCGGTGATGTCCGCTTCAAAGCTGGTGAAGTAGGAGCTGACGATCGTGGCGTTGCGGAGATCACGCGTGAGCGCGATGAGCGCGACACGCATGGGCAATTTGCCGATCGTGGTCCCGAGTGTTTCATCGCCGGCGATCGCATACTCCGGCGGCACTTCCTCCCAGATCCATTCACCCTTGGCCGCGCCCGGCCGTTTCCAGCCCAGCTCCATCGAGGTGGCACTCAGTCGAGCCAGGCAAAGTTGAAAGAGCAACGTGCTCTGCGCATCGAGTGCGGAACCGATCGCGCTAATCGTGATGGTGTTCGCGGTCTTTGCCGTCACCTTTTTCGATGCAACGGCCGCGCCGCCGGCATACAGCGAAATATAATCTCCGACGACGATCGCATTCGTGTCCACGACGTGGAGCACGGTATCGGCCGCGCCTATGTCGGCAGTGAGCTTGGCGGATTGCAGCCAGGTGGAAGCCCAGAATGAGGCGCCGGGCCCCATCACTTCGGAAAAGAATTTCAGCATCGTCCACGGCTCATTGTCCTGAAGCGTGAAGGTGGCATGCTGCAGGCGCGTGGCGTCGTGCGGATAAAACGTTTCGAGCTGCTCGCGATTGAACCCCACTTGCTCGCGCTGCACGTCCACGCTGACTTGCTCGTCCACCTGGTGAAAGTCCGGCTGGAGCGGCAGCAGCTTCGGTGCAGTGGCATAGCCGGCGGGCTGCGGGCCCGCTGCAGCGGCCGTGGCGCCGGAGAAATCCAGCGCATAAGCCGCCGGCGAGTTCTCCTGGAAATCGATGTCCCACGTCGCCGCGTCCGGTGTGAGCATGTGCGGTTGCGTCGGATTGATAAAGCCCATCAGGACCGGACACCACAAATCATCCGCGGCCGGCCAGCCCGGATCCACGTTTGTGTAAAGCGCGAAGTTGGACCAGTCGGCTTTGAACACGAGCTTCAGTCCGCCAGTGACAACCGACGTGCCGCGGTTCGCCCAGGTCTGCAGCGCCGGCCAGAGTGGGATGATCACCTTTTCCGTAGTGAGCGATCGCAGCGCGCCGATCGCAGCCCGGACCGCGTCATCCTGGAGTGTGACCTGGTAATTGCATTTGCAGAGGACGGTCTGTTGATATGGCCGGCGGCCGGAGCGTTTCGTGAGGCTGCGCTGTTCATCGCGAATGAGTGAGGCCACGAGCCGGAAATCCGCCTTGCCGTTCCATTCATCGTTAATGATGTAAACGGTATCGAAGTTAAAAACGGTGGAGATCATGTGCGCGGGGCGATGACATGGGCGCTGCGCTTGGCCACGTCCACAATCACGTGATGGATCTTCGGGTTCTCGCGCACATCGCGCTCGGTGCGGTTTGGATCGTCGTTGAAGTGCACCGTGAGATTCACCCTGGGCGAACCGGATCCGCCGCCGGCGCCAGGCGAACGAACAAAATCCATGAGCCGCGCGCTGTCTGTGGCATTGAAGACCCAGCCATCGCGCTCCGGAAAAACCAATTCCCGGCCGCGTTCACCCATCATGTAAGGATTGCCGGCTTTGATTCCGCCGCCGTGCTCGCGCGCGGCGATCGCCGACACTGCCGGCGCGAACGCCAGCGCGCCCATCACTTCCGGAGGCGCGGCTTCGGCCGCGGCGCCGTAGCTGGCGATCGTGGCCAGGATCGCCGGGCCCGCCCAGGCGGCCGCGTACAGCGCGGAGGTGCTGGCAATCAATGCCTCGCCGAAGGCGGCCATCATGATCGAGGTGATCAGCCAGCGGACCGCCATCGTGACGATCGCGGAAATAATTTCGTGCAGGATCGCGCTGCCGACATCGCGCAATGCCTGGGCCCATGTTTTGGTTCCCTCGATCAAGCCAGTGATGCCATCGCTGATCGATTGGATGGCCGTGTTCGTGATGTTCTCGAACGCCTGCGCCGCCTCCTTGGCGAGATTGTTCATTTCCTTCAAGTGCTGCACGACGGTGGCAAAGGCGGTTGCCCAGGGATGCGCGGCCGTGACCATCTGCCGCGAGAGCGTGAGCTGCTCCATCTGGAGCTTCACGATTTCGCGATTAGCAGTGACGCGTTCCTCATCCGTGCGTGAGGGATCGTTCGCGATCGCTTTTTGATTCACCACCTGGTTGGAAAGAATTTCCATCTCCTGCCGCTGCAGCGGGAGCAGTTGTTTCATCCGCTCTTCCTGCGTCAGCGTCGGATCAGTCTCGATGATTTTTTGATTGAGCAGGATGCGCTCGCGATCGAGCTGCATTTGCTGCTGCGCGAGTTTGGCGGGATCGGTCGTCACCGCCGGACCGACGGCGCTGGGTGCCGCAGGTGTGCCGTTGCCGGCGCCTGGCTTGGTCTGGGGCGCTTTGGTCCAAAGGCTGGTGATGAACGCGGCCACGTTCGTCCACCGCGAAAGCACGTCATTGATCAATCCCAGGTTCAGCGTGCGCGCCGTGCTCGCCAGTTGCATGATCGCGGCCGGCACGCCGCCGAACGCGAGCTTCAGATGTTTCGTGAGGTCATCAGCATCGTCTTTCATGCCGCTGACTTCCTTCTTCATCAGCGAGCGCGCCGCATCAAACTGGCCGAGCGCAGCCAGCATCGCCGCTTTTTGCGCGGCCAGCAGCATGTCCACCGTGTCGCTGATGAGATAAACCAAATCCTGGTAAATCGTTTTTATCTGACCGGCGATTTCCTGAATGATGGTCAGCGCGGTCTTGTATGCCTCCACCCAGCCCTCGGCTGAGTAGCCGATCATTTTGCCAACATCGATGAACACTTCGCCAACGATCACGACTACGGTCGTGATGCCCTTGAACACGTCCACCAGTCCGGCCGTGGCTTTGCCGGCGGAATCGGTTTCCTCGCTGAATTTCTTCAGCATGTTTACCGCCTGCTGCAGCGTGGGCAGGATCTGCGTGGCGACGTTCAGGAAAATAATTTCCAGTTGCTCATGCAGCTCGCGCAGTGAACGATTGAATTCCGTGGCTTGCGCCACGGCTTCCGGAGTGATGCCGCCGTTCAGCTCCTTGATCTTCTCCATTCCCTCCGCACCTTCATTCAGCAGCGTGACCCATTGCGCGCTGGCCCGGCCGAACAGCAATTGCGCGGTGGCGCTTTTCTGAATGCCGTCCGGCATTTGCTTAAACCGCTCGGCAATCATCCCGTAGACCTGCTCGGCCGGCCGGCCGGCTGCCACAGCCAGGGCGATGTCCTGGCTGAGATTGCGGAACATCTGCATGGCGTCGCCGCCATGCTCGCGCGCCTGGTTCAGGACATCGTTGAAGTGCGTCAGGCCCATCCGCAGTTCTTCGAACTGGATGTTGTTGGCGTTGGCCTGGCTCTTCAGTGCGGCGAGCGTGGTGATCGAGAAACCGACCTGGCGCGAGAGCGTGCCGATCGTCTCGGCCGTGTTGATGGCTTCACGCGTGAACTCCACGATCGCGCCGATGGAAAATGCCGCGATGAATTTGCCGGCGAGTTCCTCGAAGAATTCCGACGCCTTGGAGATGTGCTCGAAGCCCTCCACCGCTCCTTCAAAGAAACGCTGCAGCCGCTCCGCCGCTTCCGCGGTTTCGGCATTGACGGTTATGGTGACGCCTTGGGTGCTCACAATCCGGTGTTCAGGTTGTCGATCAGTTTTTTTTGTTTCTCGGCCCACGCATCCTTGTCGCCCCAGCCGGCCACGATCGCTTGCGCGAGATCCAGAATCAGGCTGGCGCGCGATCGCTTCTTCGCTTCCAGCATCAGCAGCAGGCGCTCGTAGCTGTGATCGAGCGCCTGCTCGAAGGTCATCCCGAGATCGGCCGCGGACTGGGCGATGAACGTCTCGATGCCGAAGCCAGCTCGCCGACGGTCTTGAGTGTCTCCGGTGGCAGCGCGGACATGCTGCGAATGAGTTCTTCCTTCTGCCGGCGTTCGCTCTCCTGGCGTCTCGCCGCAAAGGAGAAAAAACCTTTCTCATTTACCTCCCGGACCTGCTTCTGCAGCTCCTCGTAGGATTCCGGCCGGACGGCGTTCGCGTAGTCCGGAGCGGCGCCAGTGAGCCAATCTTTTTTACATGGAGGTCCTAGCGGCGACGTTCCCGCGCTTCCGGTCCAGCGCTGGCAACAAAAGGCAGCGAGTGCGATTTCATCCTCCAGCAAGGGCAGAGCCGGAATGTACTCGGCGAGTTTGAGCTGGCGGATTTTGATTTCCTCGGTTGCGCCGTCTTCGTAGGTCACGGAAAAGGAGCGGCCGCCGAAGAATGTGTCAGATTTTTGTGAGGCGGTGTTCATTTAGGGAGTCAGTGTTCCGATCGTTGTCGTGCGGCGAAGTGATTTTTGGAAGCGGCTCATGATCGCGCAGAAGTTCGTTGCCTGCGAATACGTGAGATATCTTCCGACCGCTGCCGTAGACACCGTACTCTTGCTGTAGGTGGAGAGCGGCAGATTAAAGCCTGAATTACCCAACAGCTTGGTGCTATTTGTTATGACACCGGTTGATGGAACGCTGTTGGAAATGAAAGCAATATCGGACACCAGCCCTGAAGCCAACCATATCAATCCATAACTGACGCTGGTTCCATTTCTGGCTGCGATGACGTGTCCAGTTCCGGTCGTGATGGTTAAACTTTGAACATTGGCATTCAGCGGCTCGAATCCGATGTTGGCGCTGGAAGAACCCACACCTCCTTCGCATCCTGCCTGGCCGGCGCTGATGAATGGTCCAGAAGAGCCAGTCAGGTGCTTTTGAACATACGCATAGTAGATGAGGTTATTGCTGTTTGCCCCTGTGCTGGATTCGATGAAATGGGTGTCACCCACTCCGCTCACACCATCGCCGGTCGCACCGTAGGCGGTAAACGTATTCGTGCCGGCCCAGGTGACGGTGTAATTCGTCGAGACCAGGTTCTGCGCGCAGGAATTGCTGCCGCTGCCCACCATGGGATAAAGCGCGTAGAAATTGGTCCAAAGGTTCGCGGCCTTTAGATCATGGATCAGTTGGCCGATGGCTTTGGCTTCCAGGCCGTGGGAATCAATGCCGGCGCGGCCAATGAAGTTGGTCGCGTCGTGATCGTAGGGAACGGATCCGGACAGATAGATCGTGCCCGGATTGTTCGTGGCGGCCAGGCAGCCAAAACCGAAGGCTGCCAGGATGACGGATAAAAACCATGTGGCAAAGTCGTTCATTTTCATGTCTCGATGGTTGTGGTGTTGATCAGATCAGTTCGTTTTGGGCGCCGCCGGCGTCGCGGTTGTGTTCGGCGCGGCCTTGGTGACTTTCACCTTCGGTTTGGTGGTGCCGACGCGCGGTTTGATAATGCCCGGCAACTTCTCATTGCGAGGCGCGGAGTGATTCAGTGGATTCGTTTCGTTCGGTGTCGTCATAATTAAAAAGTTGATGGTTGTTGGTTAGTGGATCAGCCAAGCAGCGATGGATCGCCGAAGAACATCGTGTTCAGATCGCTGTCGAGCAGCTTGGCCATGAACTTTGGCTTCACGATCTTCTTGTTGCCGCTGCCGGTATCGGTGATATCCAGGCGAACCCAGAGATTCGCGGCGAACACAAGATCATCGTTCTGGGTGTAGCGCTGGAGCGTCAGCCAGCCGCGGGGCGGCACGGCCGAGAGCGGAACGAATTGGCCGTGCGTGTCATCGAGCGTGGTGTCGCTGCCATACATGATCTGCATGGCGATGCGCCGGAGCGAATTCGTGGTCAGCTCGATATCGAGGGATTGGAAAAAGGTGATGATGTCCTTGCGCTTCAAGACGCCGGGCGAGGGCTTGAGGATTTCTTCCGTGTCCTCGTTCTTCTTGTCGGCCCATTCCTCGATGTCGCCGATGTTGCGCAGTGCCCATCCGGGATCCGTTGGATCGGGCAACGCCTCCACGCCCACAGTGCCAGGCGCGAGCAAGGTGTATGCCTCTCCCTCCCGATAGAACCAGGCGTGAGAGCCAAGGGCGTAACTTTGGATGTCGTCAAACATAATTTTTTGGATGGTTGGATTTTTGGATTCGTGGATTCATGGTCAGAGGTTCGCGCCGGGTCCGATGCGGGCCTGCAGCGTGCCGCCGTTGCAATGGAGTTCGAGCATCACTGCTGCACGGCCGGGCAGTTCCTGCTTGTCTTCGTCCTTCAGGAAGATCGAGTTGATTGCCGCTGGAATGCTGATCACTTTGGCTTTCCCGTCGGCGCTGTTCAGGATCTGTCCGGTCACGGCCGGCAGGACCAGTTCCTCCAGGGCGAACGCGCCGGGAATCGTGTTGTCGGCTGGATCACCCCAAAGCGCCTTCACGCGATCGCCGAGCCGCCGATCGCTGATCAGCAGCGCCACCGGTTGCATGCGCGTGGTAACGACTTTTTGCTCCTGGATCTCCGTGGTGAGCTGCTCATCGAGCATCAGGATGATGCACACGCGCTGCTCGCTGATGATCAGCAGGCGGAACGCGTCCGTGAGTGATTCCACGTCGAACAATTCAATCCGCTCGAATGCCGGCAGCGGATTGCCGGTACTCGGATCATTCACATCCAGCGTGAGCGCATCGAGCTGCTCGCGAATCGCCTCCGCGATCGCCGCCTTGCCATACATGGTGCTGATGGCTGCGTTCACGTCATCCTCCCAGGAATGTTCGGATTAGCGCCCCATCCGCCGGCGATCGGGTTTTGCGCCGGCGTGGAAACTTTCGGGAGGTTCGGCCGCTTGCCGCCGGCGATCGCTTCCAGTTCGGTCTGCACCGCCTTGTAGTTGCTTTCGATGTCCTTCGGGACTGGACCAGCAAATCCATAGGCGCGATACAACGCAATCGCGCGAATGAAATCGTTCATCGAAACCGCATCGATCACATAACCCGTCGTCAGCCTGGCCACGATCGCCGTGGCCTCATCGCAGAGGCCCTGCAGTTCGGCTGCAGCATCGTCCTCGGGCTTGCCGCCCAGGGCGCGATTCAACTGCGCGATCTTATCCGCGGGCAGCTTCAGATCTTTGACGGCGAAAGGCATGATCAGTTGGCGGCGCGAACGTTCACGGCTTTGAGGCCCCGATCGCTTTTCTCGATGTCAAACTCCACGCGCTGTGACTGCGTGAGGTTTTTCTGCCGCTTCGGCTGGTCCACGATTTCGCTGTAGTGGACAAAGACGTCCTGCCCATCGTCCGTGGTGATAAACCCGAAGCCCTTCTTTTCATCGAACCATTTTACTTGGCCAAACATAGTTGTGGGGAGGCGCGGTCCCGAAGGACCGCGCCAATGGTGATTTACTTCTTATCTCCCTCGTCCTTTTTCTCGCCGTTCACTGGCTGGGCGAGCTTCTCTTTGATGAGGTCGTTAGCAACCTTTTCCGGAAGGTCGTGGATTTCACCTTTCTTGAGGTGTTTGCCGGAGCCGTGGTCACTGCTGTGAATGACCGGTTTTAGGATTTTAACTTTCATGTGTTTCGCGTTTTTTTGGATTGGTTCAATGGTTCACTGGCCCGAATACGAATAGGTGAGCTTGCCAAAGATGTTATTGCTCGCCGTCGTAGATGCTTTGGTCGCCTGCATCTGGCGGATGTTGTTCAACTGGGCCGCGGAAAGGTTGGTCCAGTACGTGTTCGTGCTCGCGCCCTGACTGGCCAATGATACGGTCCAGGAGATCGGATAGGCTCCGTTCCCACCCGTCCATGTCACGGCGTCGCCCGTCAGGTCGAAAGCCACGGTGTAATTCGTGGTTGTGCTGGCCACACTGTTCGTTTGCCAGACTGTCAGGAACAACGAGATGCCATGGTCCTGGCGGACCGTGATTGGCGTCGTGTTCGTGCCGCCGGCCGTGAAGGTCTTCGTCTGATTGTTTGTCAGAGCGAAGCTCGTGGCATTGGTGTCGGTCACGAAGAAGTTCGGCTGTTGCGGCGCCAGGCTGTAAGGCGAGGTGTCCGCTTGAACCGACGGGATCATGAGCGCCGCCAACAATCCGAGGACGGCGATCACAACGAGGATTTCCAACAAGGTGAAGTTGCGTTTTGTGTTCATGGTCTTATTCGCTTTCGTTTTCAGTGTTGGAATCAGCGGAGGCAGCCGGTGAGCAGGAAGCCCGCACCAGGCGCGACCAGTTTCTCTGTGAGGTATTGATCCGCGCGATGCACATCGGATTTCACCGTTTCATCGCGATAGGTGAATATCTGCATCAGATCCGGACCGCCGCCGGCGGCCGTCATGGCCGGGCCGGTGCCGCCGGTGTTCACGCTCACGTCCGTCTGGAATGCGGTCCATTTGAACGTGCGGCCGAACGTCGGCACTTCGAGGTCCTGCTCGGCATTCACGGCGCAAAGCAGAGCCATGTTTCCCCAGATGTCGGCGGCAGTGAACGCCTGGCCTTCGTTGTTCGTCGCCTGGATGTTGTAGGCCACGACCACTTCAGCGATGCCGAGGTAACTCGCAAGCTTGTCCTCGTTCAGCAATCCAGGCGTGGTGAATTTGAAGAGATCCACCAGCTTGGGATGATACTGCAGCGTGAGGAACGTGGGCTCGCTGATCACGAGTTTGAGCGAAGCGCCGCGCATGCCGCTGGCCCGGCGGATCGTTTCCTTGGCGGCATCGACGTCGCCTTTGGGATTCGAAGACGGATCATTCCAGGGAATCGCGATCGCGGCCGTGGTGACGCCAGCGCCCTGCACCAATGAGGCAACGCGCAACTCGCGGTTGATGCGAATGGTGTCCACGATGCGATTGGTTTTGAGCTTGTCCAGGTCGAAGTAGCTCGCGTATTTCTTGCGCTCTTCATCGGGCGCCGGCGCTTCCAGGCCGTAATTCTCGCACGCGTAATTGTCGTTCGAGATTTTGGTCTGCAGGCGCTGATAAGGAGCACCGGGCGCGCGAGGATTGAGCTTCGGCACGTTCACGATGTCGCCGGGGGCGAACATGTAATACAGGCCGGATTGAGTGGGCGCGTCGAACTCGGGAAAGATTTCCGCGGCGACAAAGCCCTTCGGATCGCTCATGAACTGATTGGCGATCGTGGTCAGGATCGGGTTGAGTGTAGCTGTCGTTTGCATATTGGATTAGAGCTGATCGTTCGTTGCTGGTTTACGGCATCACGCAATCCGTCTGGATGTAGCTGGCGATGTCGTTCTGCGCGACGTTGGCGGGGAAGATGGCGATGCCGCAGCACTTCTCGCCGCTGACAGCGGCCGCGAGGCCGTTGGCGGTCATCTTCACGTAAGCCGGCGTCACGATGGCGCCGCTCGAAATGGCTTTTCGGATCGGTCCGCGCAGGATTGTCTTAACAGCCTGCGAACCTTCCAACCGCTCAAACATGTTGCCGATGTGAATGCCGGCATTGAGCAATTGGATGTTCAGCGTGCCCGCCACCAATTCGACGGGGTAATTTTCCTTGCCAACAAGCGCGTCGGCGACGTTCTCCTGGAAGGAGTAAACCGGAAGGTCTGTGTAGAAACTTAACATAATGTTTTTCGGTTATTAGTTGATGGCGGTTTACTTCTTGCCTTTGGCTTTGGCGGCGAGGGTTTGCTTCGGCAGGCGATCGACGCCGGCGACGACATCATCCCGGAACTCCTCATAGAGTTCGCGGCCGGCCGCGGTCTTCATGAGCGCATCCACAGCCGCGCCGTCGCTGGCGTAAGCGGTGGGGTTCTTCTCCCGAAGCGCGCGAGCCTGGGCGAGGATCTTCTCCTCCGGATCCACTGCGTCGGCAGCGGTGGCAGTCGTTGAGCCGGTGGGATTGATAATCACGCGGCGCATCGTTTTGCCGGGCAGCTTGGCCATGGCAAACTCGGCGTCCGCGGCATTCGCCAGGTATTGATCGGCCCAGAAATCAACGACGAGCTTGCCGCCCGGCGTTTTCTCTTCTGGCGCGATCGCGCCGCGCTGGACATGAACTTGCACCGCGGCTTTGGCCTGGGCCTTCAGTGTGTTCTGCTGGCCAGTTTCGAATGCGGTGAGTTTGTCCGTCACGGGCTTGAGCGCATCAGTGATGAGCTTCGTGATTTTGTCATCCGCTGCAGCAGCCTGGGCGGTGCTTGCGGCGGCCGATTGCGCGCTGCCAGCCTTGGCTTCGAGCGCGACGATTTTCTCGTTGATGGGTTTCAGACCATCCGCGAGCAACTGCTGGAACTCTTCTCTCGTCATGTTGTCTATGTTGTTGTCGGTTGACGCGCTTCCGTCTTTGGCGACGACTCGCGCGATGGTTTTGAACGCGGCCCGGTTCACCAGGCCGCCCAAATTCACATTGAGGCCGATCGGATCCTCCGTTTTCGGATCGAACTCCCATTCCGGACTGAAGCGATCCCATTCGCCGTCGCGAATTCCTTCGCGAGCTTTGGCGGTCCATTTGCCGACGAGCCGGATCCCGCCGGTCTGCGGATCCTCGCCGCCCCAGTAAAATTTTGTTGGCCGCGATGACGCGGCGCCGTCCTCGTGGTTGTAATCTGTGAAGGGCCGATCGCCACCGCCGGCTTTGGCGGTGTTTAAAAGCCGCTGCAGCATTTTGTTGAAAATCTCTGCGTGCTTCGCCTGACAGGTAAATTTCAATTGCCGCGGTTCGCCGTTTACGAAACACACCGGCTCCTGATAACCCGGCGGCATCCATTGGATGTCATATTCCGGACCGTCGCCTTCTGGCAGGAGCATCGGCGCCGACGTGGCGAACATGGCGCGAGCGATCAATGCAGTTTTATTTTTCATGACAGTTGGACCTCGTTGTTGAGCACGCTTTGTCCGCGCGCCAGGATTGCCGCTTCCAATTGGCTGCGCGGCGGCAGCGCTGTGGGATCCGGCGGCTGCACGACTTTCTTCGAAAGGATGTATTCGATCGTGATGTGCCCGGCTTCCTTCACCGCGAGCACGGCATTGCCAAAAGCGTTGCCCGCGGTTTTGCCAATGCGCAGCAGGAACAGCTTCAGACCGGTTTCTTTTTCGAACGTGGCGGCTGTGCGATTGTAGGCGCGTTCCTCAACCGGGATCGTGAGCGCGCCGGCCGCTTTCGGCGTGATGGTGGCGCCGAACACTTTCGAGGCGATGACCGGATGCGACACGTTCACGCTGATCTGGTTGTAACCCGTCTGTTCCGGATTGCCGACGGTGCGGGAAACCGCGAGCCAGAAATGCGATCGACGTTCGCTCAGTTTGTTCGCGCTGCTGCGGTCCTTATCGCGGAACCATGATTTCAACTGGTTCGCAAGTTCGCGGCCGCAGGCTTTCAACATGCCGACGGGATTGCGCGCCTGGATCAGCAAACTGGAAAACGATTTGGAAAAAGTAGCGCGTTGGATGGCGATCGTGATCATGCGGCCACCGCCTTTCCAGTTCCGCGAAGAACTGCACCACGCACGGCGCCGTTCACGACAGCCGCGCCGCTGGAACGTTCAAATGCCTGGGCGAGTGTGTGCGTATCGAGCTTGTGAAACAGTTCAGGCATCTGTTTCCGCGAGCGCTCGATCGCTTTCACCAGGTCTGCGTCCGAAATCGATCCATCCTTTGCCTTGGCGAGCAGTTCCTGGAAGAACGGCTTCACGCCGCCGAGCCAGCGAGCCTCCACGCCGGTCACACCTTCGAGGACATTCTCCACCAGCTTATCGTCTGCAGTCAGTCCGCCGCGGGCCTGCGCGGTGTGTGCACCATGCCGGCAGCGGCGCGCTTGCGCGGTCTCGCCGGTTTCAGAATCGGGATTATCGAGCGGGCCGTTGCCTTTGCTCATCTGCCCGCCCTCAATCACGTCGTCGCCTTCACCAGGCAGCGCCAGTTCGTTGTCTTCGTAGAACTGCTGTTTGACGATTTGGACGCCGGGGATCTGCAGCAGGATTTGATAACGCTGCGCTTGCTGGACCAGGTCGCGGTTGGCTTTGGTGACGATCACCAATTCTGGACATTCGGTGTCGTCACCGAAGTTCAGCCGGCAGATGGCGCGAATCAAAGTTTCAGAAAGAATCCTGGCGGCGGTGTTGCCGACGGATTGGATCCGCTCCGTGCGCTTGTCCATGCCGGCCGAGGCTGCTGCGAGCGTTCCGCCGCTCTTGTTCCCGATCGGGCCGCCGTGCTGGCTCGTCATGCTTTCCCAGAACACGACCAGGTCGCAGATCAGATCCGCCGCATCGAGCAGCATCTTTTGCGGATTGTCCTGGCCGGACTTCATCGCCTCCTTCAGCTCCAGCGATGTGCCGGCCGGGAACGCAGCCCAGCCCATGCTGCCCATCAGCGCGAGCATTTCCTGGATCAGATCGATCGTATCCTGCGTGGCGGTGGCAGGATCGTAAGTGGCCCAGCGAATCGGCGCGCCGAAGATTTGCGCAAAGTTCAAAAACCATTCCCAGGTAAAATTGCTCATCGCCCAGAACAATCCCAGGATCCGCAGCATCGAGGAGTTGACCGGGTGCCCGGTTTTTTGCTGAATCATCGAGACGATAAAATCGTCATCGGGAATCGGGATCCAGTTGGCGGCCGCCTGGTCCTTGAAGTCCGGATTGCTCAGCGCGATCTCGCGCGCGTTCAACATGAGCTGCTCTTCGTTGCCCATGCTGGGCGGGAAACCATAATAGCGCGGGTGCACCCATTGCGTGGCGCGCGGAGCCCAGAGCAAATTCGCCTGGCCATCGATCTTGACCTGGCGCTGTTCCCAAACAGTTTGCGAAAGCTCGATGCCTTTTCCGAGAGCGTCCAGGATGTCGTAGAGCGTATCCGACAAATCACGCTCCAGCTTCTTGCGGTCCGCGCGCATGGTGCGGAGCAGCTTGTCCACGATCTTGGCGCGGCGGATCGCTTCCGGCGTCGGCTTCTCATCCTTGTCCGCGAACGGCTGGACGATGCGCGGCAGGTTGCACGCATTCAGCTTCAGCTCGTTCAGGTTCTTGGAGAGCCGCGGCCAGGTCTGCTCCATCAAATCAAACATCAGCCACTGCGCCGTGATGTTCCCGCTCACGGCCGATCGGCAGATGTTCTCGACATTCTGCGGCGTGTAATAGCTCAGGACCGATGTCACCCAGCGATCGCGGGCGGATGGGCGAATCAATTGCAAGAGTTTCGCCTGGGCAGCCGGCGGCTGGGGAATTGGAGCGGCCGCGCTGTTCGGCGCCTTCGGCAGCGCTGCCTTGGCTTTGGACTTTGGACGTTGAACCTTGGACTTCACGGCGACACCCTTTCCACCCCATTTTTGGGTTTCTGAGTGTCAAAAGTTCTGGCCGGTGCAGCGCATTGCAGCCTGTCTGGGCGTTTTGAGCCGCCATCTGCACCGGAGAGTGGCGCAAAAACGCCAGCGAGCCTGCCAGCGCGCCGGCCAGGGATGTAAAAAAGGGTTCTCATGACAACCTCCGCGGGATGAACATCGGGCGGCTGGTCTTCGTCCCGCCGAAATGAATTTTGGAAAGGATGTCCGGTGTGATGGCGCCGCCGGTGGCGGTCAGCGCGAAATCCGCCAGCATCCCGGAAATGAACGTGTCGGCATGTTTGCCATCCGGCTCAGGATCGGCGTTGTATACACCGGCCACTTTCATCATCAGCCGATGGTCCTGCTTGAAATAATCCTCCGGCGGAACGGTGTAGTGGTTATCATTGAACTGCGCGGCGTACAGATCCGAGAGCCAGGTCTTATAGTTTGGATCCCGCTCGTAACCGCCGGGAACCGGTTCCACTTTGTTGCGGACGTCCACCTGGTCGAACGGCACCAGGTGTCCCAGATCCATCGCCGTCTCGCGCGCAAAGTATTGTTCGCTCGTCGCCTCGATCGCCACGCGCCGGGCGCGACCGCCATTGGGCCGGCTGCCAATCGCCTGGATGATTTCCGCGAACCGCGAGCGCGCCACTTTGGGATTCTTTTCCTTCCAGATGAATACTGCCCGCGCCAGGCGCTCGTGAAATTTCATTTCCGTGACCGTCACGGATGTCGGATTGCTCGTTTCGCCGGTCGTGGTGGCAGGATCGATGCCGATGCCCACGGCGCCGTCGCCCAGGTGAGCCATCAGCCATTTCACTGACTTCCGAAAATCCGCTTCGTCATCGATGATGAACAGCGCGCATTGCCCCACGCCGCGGCGCTGGGCTGTGAGCATGGCGAAGAGATCGATCGCCGCGGCGCCGCCGAATCGGTGAATCAATCGATAGCTGCCATCCAACCCGAGCTTGTTCGATGGATCCAAACAGAATTGCTCATACGTGAGCGGCTTGCCTTCCCGCGTGTCATACAACGTGTGCCCGGCCGCGTAGGCATCCGAGAGCGAAACCCGGTGAATCATCATGCCGTTCTGGCCGCGATAAAAATTGCCCTTCGGGTTCGGGGCGAACTGCGCGTCTGGCGGCGGCAGTGTATCTTCGAAAAACGGGTGCGTGTCATCGAGCGGCAGGTTGGAAGCGTAAATCATCTTGAACGATGGATCCGTGTCCATGATCGGCTTCACCGCGATGCGCAGTTCCACCTCCATCGCCTTGCGCGTGAAACCAGCCTCATCGCGAATCACATGGCCAGTCCAGCCACGGGCAGTCGCCGGATTGGGTGCGATCACCAGCAGGCGGGAATATTTCGTGCGATCGAAGAACAGCCGCATTTCCAATCGCGAAGAGCGATACAGATCCGTGTAATCGTCCTGGGAAAGGTCCTTGTAGAGCTTGCCTGTTTCCGAATTCACGCAGACGAGCTGCAGCTTGCCCTTGGCCTCCTCGGTGGATTTCTCCATCGCGAGCCGCATCGCCGCGGCTTCACGCGTCACCAGCGCCGCCTGCTCGGCCGCGCTGACGGCTTTCGTGATCAGTTCCGAACCAACCAGCAGTGAGGCGCTGGCCGCGATCACGTTGCGGCCGGGCTCGGCCGACATCGCATCGAACGCGATCGAGCCGCACGTGGTGGACTTGCGGCACTGCCGGGCCCAGAAGAGCGCGATCTCGCGGACCTTGCGCACGGCGACGAGCGCCACCTGCTCGTATTTCCGGCGCACCCATTTTTTCACGCCGAGACTCATTTGGGCAGTTCCACCTCTCCGGACTTCTCCAGCTCGTCGATGTCCTTGAAGAATTCCTGGCGTAGCGCCGCGATCTTCTGCGCGTTCGGCGTATTGGATTCCGCGATCTCCCTGGCCAGTTTGTTCTCGAACCATTTCAGGAACAGTTCGCATGTCGTGACCTGGAACCGCTCGCGATTGAGCTGCAGCACCCCGAGCTTCAGTTTCGCGTCCTGGATGCGCTTCCACGTCAGCGAATCCTCCTGCTCGATCGCCAGCGCGGAGAAAAATCTCTGACCCATCTGCTCCAATTCCGTGTCCGTAATGTTCGGCTCTTCCTTCTTCCAATCCTCCAACACCTGCTCCACCGTGCGCGCGTTGTTGAGCAACCGCTGCTGCAGCCGATACCAGGAATAAAACGATGAAAGCGCACCGAGCGATGTTTTGAAGCCGTCGTCGGCGAGCCACTTCAAAGTATTCGCATAGCCACCACCTTGATCCGTTGGCTTGCAGAGCCGGTCGTAAATGTCCGCCTGGCGATCGGCTGGAAGATTTTTCAACTTCGCGTCCGACCGCGGCTTTTTGGAATTGGGATCGGCGTTCATTCATTACGAGTCCAGATATGCCTCGCCGGCTTCGGTGATGCGCCAGGCTTTGTTCTCTTTGCTGATCAGCTTCAGCGCCTGCTCAACCAAGGCCGGATCGCGGCGCTCCAGGTAATCGAGTTCATCCTTCAGCTCATCGGTTTTGGGCGATGAAAAACCGTAGATGGCCATGTGATGTGCGATCGCCGATGCCGGCAGGCCGTGGCGCGTGTGATTCGCGCTTAGCACGTTGAGGATGGCCTTGCGAAACTGTTCCTTTGTTTCAGCGTTCATGTTTCCTCTCGATCAATCGATCCAGCTTGGCGTTCAGATTTGAAAGGGTTTGATTCTGCAGGCCGGTAGCCGTTTGCAGCGCGGCGACTTCCTTGCCCACTTCCACTACTTCACGCCGGACGAAATCCACCTTGGTCTCGATCGTGGCGCTCGTGGCCTTCTCGATGCGCTCGATCCCCGCAAAAAGTTCCGCGTGCCTGCGCGTGCAATGCTGCTTCTGTTCGTCGAACTCCTCCTTGCTGGCCGGAACGAATTCAAAACTCACCTCGCGCTTTTGCTTCTTTGAGCCCTGGAACACCGCCACGATCGTCGCGATGTTTCCACCGAGACCGGCGAGAACCAAAATGACAAGCCATACAGTGTTAGCGTTCGGCGTTGCAGCATCAGCCAATAGCATGTGTCTCCTTTGTGGTGATGGTTTTGGTCAGGTTCAGGTGCGGACTGCGCGCGATCCAATCCGGCGGAACGCGCCAGGCTTCCGTGCGATCGAGCAGCGGCCGGCCAATCTGTTTGCATCGCCAGAACACCTGCTCGCTGCAGAACAGATGTCCTCTCTTCGGCCCGTTGCCGAAGCGCGTCACGAAACGCGAAACGCCACGATAGTCGTAGGGGATGCCGATGTCCTGCTTGGCGAAGTACTCCAGCCGCAGATTTTCCTCCTCGCTCAGCGCACAATTGAATTCAAAAATATCAACTACCGTTCCAGGCGTGTGCTGTTCACTGAGTGAGGAAAGCGAATCCACTGTTCCACCAGGCGCGCAAGGCAGCACATGCCGGACTTCCGGCTGCCATGCTTCGATCACCGAGCCATCATCCAACAGAAGCGCAGCGTGCGAGTACTGGCTGCGCGTCTGCCACCGGATGGCCCGGCTGATCAAACTGATTCCCTGGTAGAGTGCGATGCGCATCTGGCGTGCTTCGCGGTTAAAACCCCTTGCGCCAGGCGATGAACCCGTTCGCGTATTTGCCGCTGTAACTGCCGGCGCCGGTGCGATCGATGATTGCCCCGCCAATACTGATTTTGCCGCCCCATAGGTTCGCCACGTCTACGTTCAGACCGCCGCCGATGTGAGTAGAAACACCGCCGTTATTTCCGCCGGCACCACTCATCGGAGTGCCGATCCCGGTCCAGGCAAATGGCGTCGTGACTAGATTTGTGGCCCAGCCCCAACCGGTGAACGCAAGCGGCTTCAATGGCAATTTCAACTGCATGTTTCCGGAGACCAGGCTGAAGCTGCCGAGATAATCCGCACCGATGCCGGCGCCGATGTAATTGTTGAAGTTGTAGAGCGCCAGAATGCCGCCGCCCACTTTGTGATTGTCCAAGCCGTAGGAGAGGTATGGCGCCACGGCGAAGTTCGTCGCGTTCTGCAGATCGTGGAACACAGTTTCTCCCGCATTCAGCAATCCGCCCGTCGGCGACTGCGGCTGTTCGATCGGAGAGTTCGTGTCGGTTTGAGCCAGGGCCGGAGCGGCAACTAGCGCCGTCGCCGCGCCAAGGATTAAGAGTACAGTTCGGAATTTATTCATGTCGGTTTTTCGGTTGTGGTTGTGGGTTGCGGAACGGGTGGAAGCGAAAAGTGAATGCCGGTAAAATTCTCGGCGAAGGATTGAAACGACTTCGCGCCGAAGACCACCGAGAGCAGCGTGATGAATCCGGCCGGCGGAACGACGAATGCGTTTTGCCGGAGGCTCAGAATCACCCAGACGACCATCATCGGCGGCACCACGCAGACCACGACGATAAGCGCGATGACACGCATCAAACTGGGCTGTTCACCGTCCGAAATGAGTTGTTTCCAAGGATTCATGGGTGTAAAAAAGGGCCGCGGCAGTTGACCGCCTTTCTTGTGGCGCAAGCGTGGGCAGTCTGTTTCCTGGAGGAGAAACCCACCGCGGCCCGAAAGCCGCAGTTCAAAAAGAGGAAGCTTCGAAGCTCGAAACCCGGAACGTTTTTAATCGCTTGCGCCAACATCGCAAGCTTTGTCTCACGTTCTACGTGGAACGTCTAAGACCCCATTGGCTCCGTTGGTTCCATTGAGAAATTTTGTGGGGCGAAACCCTAAACCCTACCGATTTCCGAAAGAAAAAACCCGCTCAAGTTTGGAGCGGGTTGCCTTCGAAAAATTGTCGGTCACGCGAGAGAATCTAAACTGCCGTGCAAGACCCTTCAGGACCGGTTCTCCTGGATAAAGGCATCGTAACCTTCCACCGGGATGCGCCAGTTCGCTCGGGTGGTTTTACGCTGCGCCGGCGTGGAGTCGATAATCTTCTGGATGAATTCCCGCGGCACGCCGAACCGGGCAGCGATCGCGTCCACGGCCGCGGCCGGGATCCGGATGAACTCCTTGCGATTGCCACTAATGTCGAACCCGTGCAACTGTCCCGCCTCTAGGAGATCGAGCACGTGCTGATCCGACACGCCCCAGCGCAAAGCGACCTCGCCGGCCATCAACACTTTCCGGTCTTTCGGAAAAGCCAGGCTGGCGAATTCGAGCTGCTCAGGTTCTGGGGCTAGTTGCGACATTACTCCGAGAAGAATTTCAGCTTCAGCCGCGCGATGACTTCCTTCCCGTCCAGGACCAGGATGTTGTCATCCTGGTCGCGGATCGGCGTGTCGCCGATGAACACGGCGTAGCGGCCGGCCGTGGCGCGATCGTAACCGAGGCTCATGATCTCGGCCGTCAATTGAGCAAGTGCGTGTTCGTCCATCATAACCAGCCTAAGTTGCGGAACATGGTTTCGATCGCGGTGGCAATCGGTGCGAAATCATCTTTGGTCCATTGCTTGCCGATGTTGAATGCGTCCTGCAATTCGCGCGTCAGGGTGTTGTTGTTGGCGCGCTCGGCGATGAACTGCGCGTAGGACCGCGCCCAAATCTCCTGCGGTTTGAGCAGGTAATTCATTTGGTCGATCGTGTCCGGGTTGCGAGTGGAAGCCAGTTTCGCCTGGAACTTTTTGATCGCGTCGGATTTCTTCGCAACCTCGATCACGCGCGCCATGTCCGGATCTCCCGAAAGCGTGGCGTAATTTCCGGCCGCGCCGATCGCGTCCAGATCGAGGAAATGTCCAATCTCGTGAATCGTCGTTAATGCCGGATGTGAACTCACGCTGCGAACCCCAATCATCTCAGCCGTCAATGTGCCATCCGGCAAACGTTTCGGGCGGAAGAAACCGCGCGTTTGCCGGGTGGTGTTCTCCAGGGGAATTTCCGGAAGCGCGCCATCGTCGTGCACCTGGTCGATTGCCGCCAGCGCCGTTTTGACGGATTCGCGCAATGTGCCGGAGGCTTTAATCTTAATTGCATCCGAGACCGGGTTTTGATTTTCATCCGCCGGCGGCAGTGCGAGCGCCTGTTCCGCCGGTACCGCCGGTCCGGGCTCGCCTTTGTAAACCCAGCGAATGGAATCACCATCGATGTTGATTTGATCGCCGAACGCCGATTTCAATTTCGCGAGCAGGTCCGGATCCAGCCCATTCGCCGACGCCTGCAGGTTCTCATTGAAGCTTTTCGGATCCGCCTCGATGCGCTGATTATCAGCCATCAATCCAAGACTGACGGCCTCTTCGCGATCCACGTCCTCCACGTCATGACCGCAACCCCAACCCCACGGACCCCACGGCACGCCGAAATCTTTGTTGATCACCTTGGCCCAGATTGGATCCGTCTTGAGGTAAACTTGGTTCTCGTAAGGAATGTGACCTTGCCGCGGCTCCTTGACATCGAGCACACGAATGAAGCGCTGCGCCGGAAATTCGTTAAGCACGGCCGGATCCATTCCCTGCCGATGATACCCGTAATCGCCGGCCTGGCGCGTGAGCGTATCGAAGATCAGCCCCAGCCGGCGCTCGCTCGTGATATCCTCCAGGCCACCGGCGTCGGCCGGATCGAGCGGGCCCATTCCTTCCGCCAGGGCGAACTCGCGGAGCTGCTGGATGAATGCAGCGCGGCCGCCGGAGGCCAGCATCGTTTCGCCCGTCGGCAACGTCGTGCGGTTCACTTCCAGGAAGTCGCCGAGCGAATCCTGGGCCCGCTGCAGGAACCGGACGTTCTCCACATTCGCGGAAAACATGGCGCGCAACCGCAGCGCCACCGGCACATCGGACCATTCCGACGAGCTGAGCATCGCGCCGATCGGCGACTTGTCCCCGATCAGATCCACCGCTTCCTGGAAGGTAATGGGCTGAACAAATTGCATGGTTCAAATCAAACTTAATTGTCCCATGGCGGGCGGTAATGCAGGGCGCTGCGCCGCGGGTGCTCCGTTTACGGCTGGGCGAATATTTGTGTTCCGGCCGGCGACATAGCCAGCATTTTTGGAATTCCGAGCATCATTGTCCGGTTTCGTGTCGATCGTGCCGGCATTTGGCCATTGCTCTTTTGTGTATTGCTCGCGCAGAGCGACGGCGCGTTCCACGTGGACCAGCGCATGATCGGATTGAGGTGCCTGCTTTCGCTCCTCATCCAGCTTTGAGCATAAGCCGTGATACATGCCGTAGAAAAACGATTGCCGGTTGCGGATGCAGCGACCATCACGCAGGTTCCATTGCCGCCGAAAATGCGCGACCAGAAAATTAAGGACATAGATCGCGATCTGTGTGTCGTGCGCCGTGCCAATTAGCGCCAGGCGAAAATCGCGCCGGCGGAAGCTGCTCTGCGATTCGCAATCGTAAATCATCACGTCCACGTGAAAGAACTGTTTGCAGACGAGTGCGGCGTATTTGTATTCCCACTGCAGCCGGGCGGCCGTGACTGCATCGATGTGGCCAATCGGCTGCGCCGGCCTTTCGTCCGGATTCACACTCTCCAGGTCAATGTCGTGTTCACGCGCGAGCTTAGCGGCCGCTGCCAGGGCATTTTCAATTTCACCGGCCGTGCCGCCCCGCTTCATGCGCAACAGCTTTTTAATCTTCTCAATGATCGCTTCTTTACTCATTTACTTGTTCTGTTTGCCACCCGAAAGCCTGGCTTCCAATTCCGCTAAAGTCTCATCATCTATAAATGTGATGTAATATTCGTTTGGGGTTCCAGCGTAGAGCGGCTTCAGAAGCATGTTCATCAAAATGTGCCGCTGGCCAGTGCGAGTCACGAGACACACGGTTTCGCGCTCGTTCCACGGCCGGATGGCCACGCACTCGCCCCAGGTGTTGTGAACTAAAATTTGGTTCTTCTCGAAAGGCATAATCAGTGGCGGGTCTCTTTTCTGATGAAATCAATGCGCTCCAAGTTTACTTCATGGACCAAATGGGTGGCACTGATCAGCGTGGCGCCAACCAGCATTTCATCGTCCTGATTGGCAGACAGGTTTAAAGTCTCCGACCGGCCAGACACTTTTCCCGATCGCGGATCCACAAAGCCAGCCGAGATTGGCCGGGCGCCTTCAACCGTCACCTGCGAATGCGTGAGCGTGTCATCAAAAATGACCGCGTTCACCCACTTCGTTTTCTGATTTTCAAAGACGATGTATTTCATTTCGCGATCATCCCTTCGTGACCAGCAACTCGTCCCGGATTTCCATCCACAATTTCCCGAGCAAGTTTTGGCCGTTTCTGTCCGGGCCCCATCCCCAGAAGGAATCGCGCCATGAATTTTCGCAAAGATAGCGGCTTCCCGTTTCAATCAATTTCCGCCGGACGTATTCATGCTGGCCGACCTTGGCGAACAAAATCTTGCGCATGATTCCCACCTTCACCGAATCCCAATCCTTCCTTCGCGCAGATTGGTACTTCTCAGCGATCTTGAAAGCTTCGTGCGCCGATGGAGCGTAGAGAATGTCCTTTTGAATTGGCAGGCCCGGAAACTTTTCCCATTGATATGCCGCTTCCGATGTCGCAAATATCAGTCCCTTCCATTGGAGATTGAATGCGGAAAAGTTAGAAAGCGGATAAAATTCCTGCTCATAAAAGAACGCTTCGTTTTCTGTATCGAGAGTCAGTTTATTGGTTCTCATAAAATTAAGCCGGCACGGCCTGCCGGCCATAAAAAATGTGGTCGCTCTGGATCACGCGTTCCTTGATCGAGTCCGACGCCTTCAGCCATTCATTGCGCCACCAGGTGTATTCCTCGCCGGTCATGGCCTTCACCAGCTTGTAACCTTTTTGATGGCCGGCGATGCGGCCGCCGCTCGCATCCGCGAACGCGCGCAGCCGGCGCTTGTGATTTTCCGTCACCGGCAATTGGTTCGCCGCCAGGATCTCCGCCGCCGTGGTCCAATCGCGCCCCTGCAGGAACGTCACCAACCATTCCACGTTGGTATTCGATGGCCGCTCCTGGAACAATGGCAGGTCTTTTTGGTCGTCGTTCATGACGGTTCAAATGTTTCCAATGCCCAATTGTGTGTGTCGCCCTGGCAACTTCCCGGAAGAACTGAGCCATCATCCATTTCGGCGATCACCTCATAAACGTTCCACATCCCGCCACCTTCATTGAGTCGGTCAACGATGCCCCGATGATCCAGGATCTTGATGGCTTTAAGTGTTTTCATGGAGTGTGGATCGTGGCCGACATCGCCTTGGCCAATTGGTGCAAGTCGTCATCGGTGGCCTTGCGAAGCGTTACCCATTGCCCATCTGGATGCCTGTAAACAATCCAGTCCTTCGCGTGACCTTCTGTGACGAGCATCATTTCGCGTTTGCTGTTGTGGTCGTAAAACTTCAAGCCTTTAGGTTCGTAATGTTCGGTTTTCATCAAAACGGTCCTTTCACAAACAGCTCTCCACTGGCCACAGCCGCTGGCTGCTTCGGCTTCGGTTGGAACGTTTTGTTTGGATCGAGCTGGTATTGGCGCCGGCCGCCGAGCGGGATGTTCTGCGGCTTGCGATAGTTCGGCCGCTGCGCCAGCAATCGCGCCAGGTTCTTTTCCTCGCCTTCACTCAGCGATTCGTGATCCTTCGTCCGGCCGCTCGTGAGATCCTGCGTGATGTGCCGCAGTGTCGCCTCCGGAGCGCGCGATTTAATGAACCACTTCCGGCGGACCTTGTTCCCCGGATTCTCCCCGCGCTCGTAAGCATCCCACGTCGCCCTGGCCGCCAGGTCATCCGGATCCGTCAACAGCTTGAACAGCGCCACGATGTGATCCTGCTCGTTGTTGTTGAGCGAGTCTGTGTCCTTGTTCCGTTTAATGCACCGCACATAACACGCGCGCCGCACATCGCGCAGCGTCGGCTGCCGGCCTTCCACAATCGCCATCTGCCGCGCGATCGCGAACACCTGGCGGCCCTCCTCATTGAGCCGGCTCACGTCCACCACGGCCGCTCCCTCGCGCGTGCACCAGCCATTCGCCTTCACGCAGGCGTTCCACGCCGGCATGAAGTATTTGAATTTTTGTGGCTCAGTCATGACGCACTCCTTTCGGGTATTTTGAGCAGCGATCGCGGCGCCATCGTCACACCGATATCGCCAATCAATTCCTTGGGGACAAATTCGTTATCAGTGCCATTGCGACGCGGCTTGTAATTCTTCTGCACGTGCGTGGCCTTTGATAGAAGAGCAAATGCCTTAGCGGCGTCGGTGTGCGAATCGAACCAGAAATACTGCAGGCCGATTTGAAGCACTGATCCGTCTTCGGTTTTTGCGCTCTTTGTGCTCTCTGCGGTTGAATCGGTTTTCATAATTTCAGGAATCGTTTCAGGGTTTCGAATGCCGGCGAGTCTTTGTAAATGCGATCGTCGTACATCACTTCGCGCATGATCAGCTTCAAATCTTCGAGCGTGACAACCTTGTCCCAATCGATCTGAACGGTGTCGGCCTCATAGTTGCGGATGGCGTCGGCAATATCCTCATCGGTTAATCCGTCGGTGCCGTTCCGTGTGCAGACTGGCTGGCATTCAACCTGGCCGTCCGGCAGCTCCCGCCCGCATTTGTAGCACTCATTCATGCGCCAGTTCCTCCCTCACGAGTTTCATCGCGCGCAGTTTTTTTAGCGCATCCCATTTCGCCATATTCACCGCCTGATGCGTGATACCGAACTTTTCCGCCAGCTGCATTGAATTCAGGCCGTCGAAGAAATAACCCCGGATCACACGGGCATTCGCTGGCGAAAGCTGTTCAATGGCCAATTCCAAAACCTGCCGGATGTTCGCCTGGTCTGCGTCACTGCGAACCGTTTCATCCCGACCCACGCACGACTCGAACGCCAGCTCGTCCTCGTCCAGGAAGCTTTGCAGCGAACGTTCCGAAAAGCCGAGCTTGCGGAATTTATTCGCCGGCACACGCACCTGGTCGCACGTCTTGCGGATCCAAATCATCTGATGCTGGATAATCCAAAACTTCGCGTAAGTCAGAAAATTGCCCCCGCCATGATTTGGATCGTAGGTTTCCATCGCCCGAAGGATACCGCGCCGGCCCTCTTGAATCAGATCGTCCACATCTACCGGGTAAAACGCAGCGAGCATATTGGCCCGCTGCGCCACGAACCCGTGGTGTTCCTGTAACAGTTGCTCGGCCGTGTTCATCGCTTCAATCGTTCTTCGGTTTCGCCGCTTCAATTTCCTTGTGGATCTCCGCCAGCATCTTCTCGCCGTCCGACGCCACCGCTATGCCGGCGCCGAAATCCTTCGTGCGCTCGTAACGGCCGCGAGACACATTCTTTAGCCATCCCTTCAGTTGCCAGCGCACGATCGCGTTCGCACCATTCTTGGTTTCCGTGCCGGCGGCCGACGCCAGTTCCACCGCATTGAATGGCTCTTTTACTTCCAACCCTGCATTGATCATTTCGTCGGTCATGGCTGAGAATTTCGCACCCGACCGCGGCTTGCGTTTGCCTGGGATCGCCGGCGTCCCGCTGGCACTTCCGACTTCTGCCTTCTTCCTTCTGCCCTCTGCCTTCATTTTCAGGGGGGGGGTAGCGCGAACTCGGGAGTTTTGCCCAGGCGCGACTTCCGCTCCCACGGCCGCCGGCGAATCAAACGTCTGCAGCGCCGCCCTCAGCCGCTGAAGGAATCCGATTTTTAGGTCGATGTCCTCGATGGTTTTTTGGATGTGTGGTTGCATGATTATTCCTCCACCATTGCCTCAACGAGTTTCTCGATCAGTTTATTGATGAGCTTCTCCACGTCGCCGGCGACACGCTTAACGATCACCACGTCCCCCTCGCCATCGATGCGGCATGCGATTTTCTTGAGCTTCTCCGGATCCAGCGTCTTGAGCATGTCCTTGCGTGGCTTTTCTTCTGTGATCAAATATGTGCCCGCGCTGCGGCCGAATTCCTGTTTGATTAGGTCCACCACTGTGGCGTCTTCGCAGTCCCATACCAGTTTGCCGTTGCTGAACGTGAAGCCGACCTTCACGCCGTGGACAGTGATCGTCCTCGGTTTGACAAACAGTGGCGCCGATCGCTCCACCGCGCTGTGCAGCTCGGCTTCCAGATTGGCCACTACGGCCGCCTGGCGCTTCAGCCCTTTGATGTGTTTTTGTTTTACGGCTTCGAGGTCGGTTTCCAATGCGCCGATCATTTCCTCGAGCTTCGCGCTTTCGACGTCATAACTGCCGCAGCGCAATTCAATTTGGGCCAGATTCATTTCCCGGCCGCCCGGATGTTCATTCAATGCGATCATGTTTTTCTTTCGTTGTTGGTTAAAATTCAGCGACGGTTTTTGATAAAAGCGAAACCCCACCATCCCCAGAAGAGCAGAGCCCAGATCGCGACCTGGAGCAGAACGGCGCTGAGTCCAAAATAATGGATCGCTACGCCGCCCGCGCAGAACATCAGCAGCGAGCCTGCAGCCACAATGCCGGCCCAAGCGAAAGCCCGTTTCAGCCAGACGCGGCGCCTGTCGCGGTTATAATGCGTGACGGCGCTTTCGAAGAGTTGTGTATGCATGAGGTTTTTCCGGTTCATAATTTCTTTGCTTCCTTATTCACGATCTGTTTGCAGCGCCCGCAATTGGCCGGGCCGATGTCCTCTTGCCATCCGTTCACGGACTTGGCGCCACGGCCACCGCCGCACGTTGGCGACATGTTCGCGTTCGCCAGGTGCACCTTCAGCGCCCGGCTGTGCGTGACGCTTTTCACCAAATACTTCAAAGGAGCAACCCCCCCCCCTGTGCGGGATTTTTGATTTCGGGATTCATGTGAGTCTCCAAAAAGTAATGTGGTCGGTTTCGCCGACGTCCTCTTCCCAACACGTCGGGCCGTGACCATTGTGATCCTGTTGCCAATTGTCCATGTCCTTCATGGACTGAATTGTGTCGGCGAGCTGCTCGGCTGGGCAGTCTTCCAGCTTCCCGAAAATGGCGGCCGCCCATTCCTCATGAAGTTTTCCACCATCCACAATTTTGGTGGAGTAGCTTTCGCCAGTGCAGATCATCACAAACTTCGCGCTGGCGATGCTGTGAGGCAGCACAGCGTCAGAAGGCAATTCACCCGGCTTTGTGTTATAAAAACTGTTGCAATTGCATCGCGGGCATCGGCCTTCGGTTTCGCCCGGTGCGATCCGGTGTTGGCGCTGCTGTGCCAAAGTGCCAATCCAACCACATCCGCGCCGCGAACATTTCATGAGTTCGTTAAAGTTCATTTCGATTCCTCCTGGTCGAGACATTCCGCCCACATCTCACACGCGGCCGCTGTGATGGCTAAATATCGCTTGAGCGCCTTCACATTGGCTGGGTGTGGCTCATG